GCGGCCCACAGGCCCAGGCTCTCGAGGTCGCCATCCTTGAGGGCCGTTGCCAGCGCCTCGATGGCCCCCAGTGCATCCGTCTGGATGTCAGACTGAATCTGCGCCCACCCCTCGTCCAGCTTGGTGCGGAACTGGGTGGTCAGCAGCTCACCCACGCTGCCGTACTGGGGCCCGGCATCCTCGATGGTTTTTGCCACAGTCTGTGTGCCGTCGGCGGCGATGGTGGTCACGGTCTTGACCGTGTGCTGCACGCCCTCGATGACCTCAGTGCCGGTGCTGGTGATGACCCGCTTGACCTGCTCGCTGCCGTCTGCCAGCGTCTCGGTGGTGGTCTGGGTGGTGACCTTGGCCCCGTCCACGAGGGCGGTCTGGGTCGCGGTGACCGTGGAAACCACATCACGGACGGCTTCGATGCTCTGCGTGACCTTCTTTGTTCCATCTGCCGCTGTAGTGGTGATGGTCTTAACGTCCGAGAGGACCCCGTCCACCATCTGACGGCTGGTTTCGGTGACGGTCTGCTTCTGCTGTTTCGTGCCGTTTTTCAGGGTCTCATGGACCGTTTCGGTGGTACGGGTGACCCCGTTCTCAATCTGCGTGCTGGTGGAGGTAATAGAGTTCACTACCTCAGATGCAGCCTTTTTGGCGGAAGAACTGGCCTTTTTCGAGGATGCGGAAACAGCACTGGCCGTTTGCTCAGTGGTCTTTTGTGCAGCTTTGGCCTCCTCTTGCAGTTCCGTCCAGCTCTTGGTGCTGATGCCTTGCCCGGCCTGGGCCGCCTTGTGCCGGGCCTCCCGGTTGGCTTTGGAAGTGGCCGCTGCTGCCTGTGCATCCTTGTCTGCTTTGTAGTCATCGTAGCTGGAAAAACCGGTATAACCATCCTTCCCGAGAAAGCTGTTCAGCTTGTAACTGAGCTTGTCCAGCCATCCGATGGCCGCCCCAATGGTGCTCTTTGCGATGTTCGCCACAGCCTGAAAGGCTCCGTTCACGATGTTGCGGAAGGTCTCACTGGTCTGGTAGGCAGTCACAAGGGCCGCTGCCAGAGCGGCCAGAACAGAAACCACAAGCCCGATGGGGTTGGCTTTCAGGACAGCGTTCAGTCCGGCCTGTGCTGCAGCCAGACCGGTTGCCCCACCTTCGGCAGCTTTATGTGCAGCGGCAAGGGCTGTGGTGGCTGCCGTCTGTACCACAGTGGCGGCAGAGGTGGCAGTCAGGTAGCCTTTGTAGGTCAGAAATGCAGCACCGACAGAGGTGACAACGGTGATGACCAGACCAATGGTGTCTTTTAGTTTGGCCAGCTTCTGGTCATCCTCCGTGATGGAGACCACCAGCTCGTTGGCCTTGACGATGAGGTCGCCGAGAGCCGAGAACAGGCCGTCAGTCAGTTTGCCGGTCAGGGCAGCCACGTTGTCCTGCAGGGTAGACAGCCGCCCGCGGAAGGTCTGGCTGGCTTCCAGCATACCGTTGTAGAACTGCCCGCCCTCACTGGTGGCGGCTTCCACAGCGGCCTGCAATTCCTCAAAGCCCACCTTGCCGTCCGAGATGCGCTTATACAGGTCAGCCATGGATTCACCGGTGGCCTCGCAGATCTGATTGAGCGGGTTGAAGCCCGCGTCGATCATCATGTTCACGTTTTCCAGCGTGACCTTCTTGGCGCTGGACATCTTGCCATAGGCCCGGACAAGGGTCTGCATCTTGTCCGCGTTGCCCAGAGAGATATCGCCCAGCATCTGCAGCACGTTGGTGGTGTCGTCTGCCGCAATGCCGAATTGCAGCAGGGTCTGGGTGCCCTCAGTCAGATCAGACAGGGTGAAGGGTGTGGATGCCGCCATTTTGCGGATCTCTTCCAGCTTTTCGGCGGCAAGCTGTTCGTCACCCAGCATGACCTTAAAATTGGTGAGGTAGCTCTCCATGTCCCGGTTGTAGGACAGACCGCTCTTCACCACGCTCATCAGGGCATCGGCGGCTTTCTTAGCGAAATCGGCGATCATTTGCCCGGCGGCTACCGTCCATTTATTGACGCTCTGCTCTGCCGGGTCGCTGTTCAGCCGGACATCACCCGTAATACTGAAATCAGCCATTGGGGGCGCTCACCTCCTCATCATCGCCATGCCTGAGCCGCTGCAGGAAGGCGGCATTGTGGTCGGCCACCGTGACTGCCGTCCGGGTGTGCCGCAGTTCTTTGGGCAGGGCAAAGGTCTCCTTCAGGTCCTCGTACTGCTGGCGCTGCCTGCCCTCCATGCCGGAGGTGTCCATCGTGCGCCAGGACATGATCTTCGCCATGGTGGTTTCCTCCGGCAGCCCCCGCAGCAGAGCCAGAAACCGCCACCAGTGGATGCGCTCTGCCGTAAGGTCGATGCCGTAAGCCTGCTGAAAGGCTGCGGTCAGATAGTCCGCGTCACAGGCAAAATCCATGGCAAGCTCACCGGAACCGCTGCCTTTGCCGCCAGAACGTCCTGGCGGGTCGGCCCCGTGGTAAAAGCGCAGTAAACTTTCATAGGCCTCCGGGGCCAGCTGGGGCGGGATCGGCTCCCGGTAGAAGCGCCGGAACGCTTCCTGCGCAAAGGCAAGGGTGTCCTTTTTCTCCCGCCTGCGCTGATACTGGTTCGACAACCAGACCATGGGCCGGAAGTCCGGGTCGATGGCGCGGCCCTCCCACTCGGCGGGCAGTGGTTCCAGCAGGATGTCAGCCATGATGACGGCGGCGCTTTGCCTTGCGCCGCTGCTCACGGTTCAGCTGAGGAGCCAGAAGGCTGGGGTCGAACTTCTGCTTTTCCTGATTGGCAGCCCGGGTCAGTTCGGTCATCACGGTCAGGGCCTTGCCCAGGTCATTGCCGTCCAGCCCCAGAGCTGCCGCAGACCCTTTGCCCAGTACATCATCGACAAACGCTTCCACGATGCGGCACTGGCCGCGGATGCCCTCGGCATAGCTCATGTTAGGGGTCTGCTGTGCATGCTGACGCTCGGCCTCCTCGGCCTTTTCCAGCTTTGCCTTTGCCTGCTCCAGCCGCTCGATATCGTTGGCGTTCAGGCTGGAAAACGCAAATTCCTTATCAAAGATCTTCATGGTCGTCTCCTATCAAAAAAGCCCTCGCCGGTCAGGACGAGGGCACAGAGCTACGGGCAGGATCAGCCTGCCGCAGCGGTAGAATAGTCGAACTTAGCAGGGGTGCCGATGCCCTTTACATCGCAGGCAAAGGTGGCGATTGCGCCGGCAGAGCCGCCCACGTCGCTGGTGACGATGAATGCAGCTTCTCCCTTCTCGCCCTTGCCGGTGCGCAGGGAGAAATAGATGTAGGGCAGGATGACGCTCTGGCCGAAGCCATAGATCATCTCGTGGCCCAGAATGAAGTCCTGGAACGCATCTCCCTTGCAGCGGTCGCCGTTGATGGCGAGGGTGCGCTGAACACTGCCCTTGGTGGTAACGGGGCCGGTGCGGATGTAGGTGTTGTCAGAGGTGGAAGCGTTCAGTGCACCGCTGTGCTCCCGCACATGGTCGGCACAGACGGTCCAGTCCTTAACAGCATCCTTCTTGCTGGCCTCGGTGCAGATGGCCAGCACAAAGTCATCGGTGTTCTCGATGCCCTTGTAGTCGGCGCTGGGGGTGATGCCGGAGGCGGTAACAGCTTCAGTAACAGTCATGTTGAAACTCCTTTCGGTTGGTAATAAACGAGCCGGAGCTGCATCTGCATTTTGCAGCTTCCGGCGCTGCTGGTAACGATATAGCCCGATGCGGTGACCGATACGCTGAGGGGCTGCTTTGGGGCTTCCAGCTGGGGCAGGTCATGCCGGTCATTCTGGGCAAGTACCCAGTCGGCCAGCTGCTCAAAAAAGCCGCTGTTGGCGATCTGGGTGCTCTGGGCCTCGCTGTATTCCCGGCGGCTCAGGAATACATAGCTTTTGGCCATGTTCCTGCCGGAGAAATAAGTGGTCAGCACAGGGTCTGTGGGGGAATCCTCAATGGAAAACTCGGCCACCGGCTCCGGGGAAAGCCCGGAGATACGGAATGCTGCCCCGTTCTCGGTCTGTTCTTCGGCGATGAGAGGGCAGGTCTTGAGCCACTCCCGCATGGCCGTGATGGTGGCTTTCTCGCTCATAAGTGGCCCATCCCTCCCCAGAACATGGTAACGGCACGGGTCGCATAAAGGGCCAGATGCTCTCCCATGTCTGCAAGTGCCCGCTGGCCCCAGTAGGAGCCGCGCAGACCTTTGTACTTGTCGGCTTCCTGCCCACGCTCTTTGTTGCCCATGAAGGTGCGCAGGTCGCTGCCCTCGGCGTGCAGGTAATACTGCTTGCGGGCGTAAGGGGTGTTGTACACCAAAAGGCCCTCGTCATACTTGGAAGCAGTCTGCACGCTGTTTTTCAGTGTGCCGGTGTCCAGCGGAACATAGCTGTCGATGAGCCGGGCCGCTTCCTGTGCCATGGCATACTGCGCCTTTTGCAGGGCAGCAGTCTTTTCGGCACCGAAGTCAGGCCGCCAGGAAAGCTGCATCTGAACGCCGTCCACCTTGTAGCGCAGGCCGTAGGGCTGATCAAAAACAGGCTTGCTCATTTTCTCAGCTCCCCTCTACATGAAAATGCGGCAGCAGCGGTTCCCTGTTGTCGGAGACCGCCGCCACCGTGCAGCAGATGTGTGTTTTCTCGAGGGCGGCATACTCGGCCTCGGTCAGGATGCGGACAGCGCCGCAGATGAGCTTGCCGCCCCGCTTGAGCGTCCAGTGTGCGGCCTTTTCCCCGGGCGGGAGCTTTGCCCACTGGAAATAGGGCAGATACCCGGCGGCAGGGGGTAGCCGGATGTGCACCGTCCGCTGGGGGTCGCCGCCGGAGGTGTCCAGCTTCTCCCGCCAGCTGCTCCCCGGGATGACGTGGCAGACAGGCCGGTCAATCTCGGTGGCGGTGTCGTGGATGAGGTTCACCACAGTTACGCTGCACTGCATCAGAAACACCCCCGATACAGCAGGCCGTGGGGGTCGTGCCCCAGGCAGCCGGAAAGAATGCTGTGCGCTTCGGCGGCCTGCTTTTCGGCCAGTGCTCCGTCGGAGAACGTCACGGCAAAGCCGTCGTTGTTGACACTGGTCACGCCCGGCGCATAGCCGGTGGCAGCGCGTGCCGCTTCGGCCCGTTCAAGGCTCTGCACGATGGACGCACAGGCCATGGCCAGAGCTTCGGCACAGTCGGCGCAGCCTTTGGTGTGGGCTTCGGCCCGGCCAAAGGTGGCCCGGTCAATGAGCTTCGAGGCCCGGAAGCACAGCGGCGTGAATGCGGCCTCGTCCAGCGTGCCGCCCGCTGTCTGATACTGGTCGTAGGTGCAGTAAAGCATGGGGGCCTCCTTATGCTGCGACCTTCTTCTTAACAAGAATGGTCTGGCCCTTGGTGACCTTGTAGGCGTAGACTTTGCGGCCCTGCACGGCAGATGCGCCGATGAAATCGCCAGAGCCGGAGAGATCCTGCAGGTGGACGGGAACGGCCCACTCATCGATGACGGCGAACCAGTTGGGATGACCGGCCACATACTCCACATTCTCGCCCAGGGTGGAATCCTCGAACACGGTGTAGCCTGCGATCTTGCCCACAGCGCCGGTCTGAACGACCGCGTCGCCCAGGTCGGAAGCCTTGATGAACTCGGGGCTCTTCAGGAGCAGGCCGTAGGTGTCCGGGGAGACCAGCAGCCAGCGGCCTGCGGTGGGCACGCCGATGGAGGACTGCTGAGTGCGTGCATCCACGATGTTGGCGTAGATGGTCTTTTCGGTCAGGGCGGTGGTATTGCCGAAGGCAGTGCCTGCAGTGGTCAGCTCCACGGAGCCGTCAGAATCCATCTGCAGGCCCAGAGAGTAACCGGCGCTGTCCAGGCGGTCAGCAACCAGATTGCCGGGAACGCTCTCTGCATCGAAACCATCGATGATCTCATTCACGGCTTTGTCGTGGTCGATGTTGACGGTGAGGTAGGTGGTGTCACCGCTGGTCTGCTTTGCACCCTTGGCCTTGTCGTAGTCGTTCACCACCACCTCGGTGTCACGGACGGGAACCTTGACGGAACCTGCCTTGGGGCTGCCCTCGTAGCGGTTGTTGCAGATCACGCCGACTTTCTTCACCAGCGTCTTGCGCAGCTTGAGGTCGACCAGATTGGAATAGCGGACCTGTGCTTCATGTGCCATAAGAATATCCTTTCTCTCATTCGATGTTGATATCGGGGTTCATCGCCTTGAAGGCAGCGGTCACGGGATCAACGTCCCCGGCGGGCGGGGTGCCGTGCTCTTTGCCGCTGGAAACGTGAACGGAACCAGCGCCGCCCTCTTCCACCTCGCCAAAGGCCCAGGGGTTCGCCTTGGCGGCTTCTTCCAGAGCCTTGGAGATATCGGTGGAACGGGCCTTGGAGCCCTTGAGGGCATCCAGATCCAGCAGTGCCCGGACCGCCTTGACGCTGCGGCCCTTGGCTCCCAGAATGGCGGTGTTCAGGGCATTGTCAAAGGCAAAGCCATCAGCCTGTGCCTGCATATCGCCCTTGAGTTTGGCAATGTCTGCCTCGTATTCCTCGGGCTTCTTCTTGCCGTCAAAGGCGGCAAGGCCGTCCTGGGCGGTCTTGAGCTGAGCCTGGGTGTTTTCCAGCTGGGTCTTGTACTGCTCGGCGGCAGTCTTTTCCCGGTTGACATCGTTGCCGTTCTCGGCCATGATCCAGTTCAGCTGCTCCTCGGTAATGCCGGGGATCTTGTTCTTCACGTCTTCACGCTTCATGGTGGAAAAACTCCTTTCTGTTGGTGAAACCACGGTTTGGTGACACGGTTCTCCGTCCGTGTTCGGTTGTGGGCAGGGTACGCACTGCCCTCTGCGATGGCACCGTATGCAGGAATCGAACCTGCGGCATCCGGTTTTGGAGACCGGCGCTCTGCCACTGAGCGAATACGGCATGAAAAAAGCGCCCCTGCTCAAACGAGCAAAGACGCTTGCGGTATTTGGTTGTCAGATGCCGGGGACGATTTCCTTAACACCCTTTGCAAATGCGGCGGCCTTTTTCATCAGACTGTTTTCCTGAAGATATTCAAGCCCCTGCAAGGTGATATGCGGTTCCATGGGAGGCTCGATGCGCTCCGGC